GCTACCAGCCCGGCACAGTAAGCAAGCCCGTGGCCGGATGTTCAGTGAGCAGTATCAACGCTTCTTTCCCAAGACACGGTTGCAGGACATGGCAGCCTTGGAGTGGACCACCACCGAGGGCGGGATGTATAAGGCGGCGGGCATCCTTGGTGGCATCACCGGGTCGGGTGGTGACTTAATCATCATCGACGACCCGTTCAAGGATTACGCCGACGCGCACTCTCCCACCATGCGGGCCAACGTGTGGGAATGGTTCTGGTCCACGGCCTACACCCGTCTGTCCACAGGTGGTGCCATCGTCATCATCATGACCCGGTGGCACGTCGATGACCTTGTTGGTCGGCTGCTGGACCCAGTGCGGCAACAGGAGATCAAAGACGCAGGCATACATGAGGACGAAAGCTGGCGCGTGATCAACTTACCGGCACTCGCAGACCCGGCCATTGTCCACCCGGACCACCTTGGCCGTCAGGAGGGTGAACCGCTGTCCCCGGAGCGCATCCCGTTGCAGGCACTTCGGGCCAAGCGACAGGTGATGGGAGGTTACCTGTGGGGCGCAATGTTTCAGGGACGCCCGGTGCGCAAGGGTGGCAACTACTGCAACCCGGACAACTTCCATGTCATCAACGCCGACCAAGTCCCCGAGGGGCTGCTGTGGATGCGTTATTGGGACTTGGCCACCACGGAGAAGCAAATGGCCAGCTTCACCGCAGGCGTCGCCGGGGCATTGGGTCCACCACCGGGTCAGCCCGAGGCCGAGTGGGACTGCCTGTATCTCAAGGACATGATTACCGGGCAATGGGAGTGGCCACGGGCGCGGACGCGCATTGTATCCACTGCGGAGATCGAAGGCATCCTTGTCGGTGTCGAGGCCGTGGCCGGGTTCAAGACGGCGTATCAAAACCTACGTGAAGAACTGCCGCCCGACGTGGCCAGCCAAGACTTTGGTGCCCACAAGGACAAGCTCACCCGAGCGCTGCCATGGTTCGCACTCAGTGAGAAGCCACACCAGAAGGTCTACTTGGTCAATGGCGATTGGGTGGTGGGTTTCAAGGCACAGGTGGAAGCGTTCCCGGCTGCCGACTTCGACGATCAGGTCGATGCTGTCTCAGGGGTTTACAACATGTTGAAGAACGGTAGAGTTGTGCTAGTAGCATGAAAGTCGTGAAAACCAAACTGTTCTTCATTCTCCTTGCCGCCGCACTGGTGGGTTGTATGTCACAGGGCTACCGCCACTGCGTCGGCTACATGGGTGCGACATACTGCATCGACAAACCACACGGCCACGACGCCACGGGTGCCGTGGTCACCAACGCGCCAAGTCACTAAATGGCCTTGGAGGAACTAACGATCAAGGTTCACGTCGATTGGCGTCTCACCGACCCCGATGACGACGTGCAGTGCCTTGGCTGCGGCGACACGGTGTTTACTCCATTCCGCCAGTTGTGGGTCCGCATCTGTGACGAACCCGCGCACAAGGTGGAGCGGCACCGCATCTGTCAATCCTGCTACGACGAAATACGACGACAATGAAACCACAGTTCACACCCGACCCCGGCGAGATTGAAAAAGTGCTTGCGACCATCGCCATCGCATCCACAGGTAACCGTGAGCAGGACGAAGCCCACCTGCTGGCTGCCGCCGTCCGTGAAGTCCGGTTGCGGCACGGCTACTGTCCCAACGGTTGCCAAGTCCCGTTGCGCCCGGACCCGGTCTATCCCCGCACATTGGTGGAGTGCCCGGAATGTCAGTTTACCATGGACAAGCGGTTCATAACGTGATCGACACCCTCAAAGCGGTGGCAGCCCAATGGCTGCGCTACGAGCGGCAGTGCATGATTGTCGCCTTGGAGCGCGGACCCTCCCGGTGGTGGGGACGCCCCGACGTGTTGGGGGTTACGCTGGGTCGCCGTCTCATCGAAATTGAGATCAAGCAAACCGTGGCCGACTTCAAGGCCAACGCGCGGAAAGAGTGCATGGCCATGCGCGCCCAAGGCGTGGCGCTGCCGCCGCAACAGTTCTACTTTCTGGTGCCGTTCGGTATTCTGGATAAGGTTCGCACCCTGTGCCCGACAACCGCAGGGATACTGTGTCCAGACCCGAACGGCATCAACTCCTACAGCGGTTTGCCTAATGTGTTGATCGCAAAGAAAGCCGCTGTGCTGCGCGAGTGTCGGCACCTGACTTGGTCGGAAGTCGGTGGGATGGTAAAAGACCAGAGCGGGACACTGGTGTCCGTGCTCGGTCGTCTGGCGAAACTTTCCCGCGAGGGACGCGCCGGTGTCCGGTCGGGTGAGGAACCGGTCGGCAACGGCGCGAAAACGAAAGGTAGCAACAATGGTCATCAAATGTTTCCTTCTGTCACCAACCAACCGCGTCCGACTGTCGGCACGCGTGTTCGAGTCATCGTCCGAAAACGTCGCCCCGTGCAGCGGTAAGCGCTGCTACCACAACGGTGAAGTCTTTCTAGGCGACTACGACAAGGAGTTGTTGCCACCGGATTGGGAGGCCAACGCAACCCGTCTTTACCCAACGCAGTGCGACGAATGCCCGTATATCTTCGAAGCCGGTGCCCACCGCAGCGCGGACTTGACGCCGCTGTGGCAGCGTGAGGACACCGGGGAACTCATTTTGCTGAACGAAGCCCCGGTCGGTGCCATGTGGCTGGCCACGTGGTTCCCGCCAAGCTTCGGGTCGCCGGTCCACCAGAGCGAGCGACCCGGCCAACCCCATTTGATCGTCAAGACACCGGGCGGCGATTGGGACGTAGACGCCAAGTCGGCCAACGGGTCCGGGTGGTCGTGGTCCGGGACGCCACCCAATGTGACCGCGAGTCCGTCGATACTGATTCAAAGCTCGTTGCCGGAATACCACGGGTGGCTGCGCAACGGTGAGCTGGTCCCGGCATGACGGGCATAGGTTTGACTCGACACCGCTAAACGTTTCTGCCACACCACTGCTATGTTGACTTGGCTCAAAACTCTCCCGATGCGAATGGCGCTAGGTGCGGCCCGCGCCGGGTTTAAGCTCACTCGCATCGAAGACCTGTTCGGGGGACTGCTCGGGCGCGGGTTGGAAATCTCCAAGTTCGGCAACTACCAGAATTATCTCGATGTCGGTGCGAAGAAGTGTTGGGCATGCTTCAAATCCTGTGACCTGATTGGCAAGGTGGTCATGGACACCCCGTTCAAGTTCGTGCGGCAGCGTGGTGACGGCACCGCAGTGGAGAACACGGAAGTCGGGAAACTGCTGGCCAACCCCAACCCGTTTGAAACCATTGCGGAGATGGTTTACAAGTATGTGTTCCACATGAAACTCACCGGCAACAGCTATTGGGCCAAGGACACCGCCAATTTGAACGGCGACCGTCCGTCCAGTCTGTGGGCGTTGAACCCGAAGCGCGTCAAGATTTCGCTGGACCCACGGGTGGGCATCGTTGGGTATCTCTACTGCGTGAACGGCACGGAGATACCGTATGAGGTAAACGAGATCATCCACTTTAGGAACCCGCACCCGGACAACGATTACTATGGAATCGGCGACGTGGAAGCCGGTGCCGACCTGTTCCATGAGTTCATCAACCGGGAGACGTGGGCGCGACAGTTCTGGAAGAACGGGGCCTCACCGTCCGGGGTGCTGGTGTGCGAGGACAACATCACCGACAAAGCCAAGTTCGACGAAGCCAAAAAGAAGTGGATGAAGGAATACGGCGGCACGGAGAACAGCGGCAAGACTGCGTGGTTGACCGGCAAGTGGCGGTATGAACAGCTTGGGTTGACCATGGCGGAAATGCAGAACATCGAAGCCACCCGGTTCAATCTGGAGAACATTTTTCACATACACGGTGTCCCGCTGTCGGTGGCCGGGTTCAAAGAGGCAGCCAATTTCGCGACGGCGCGCGTGGACGACATGATCTTCCGGCGCTACACCGTCAAGCCGCTGGTCAAGATTCTGCGCGACACCTTGCAATCGGACTTGGTGGCCGGGTTCGACCCACGGCTGGAACTGATGTTCGAGATTGCCGGGCTGATGGACATGGACGCCGTCGTGGCCTATCTGGTGCCGCTGTTTGACCGTGGCGTGTTGTCCGTGAATGAACTGCGTCAGGCAGCCGGGCTGCAACCCGTCGCCGACCCGATGTTCGACCAGCACTTCATCACGGCGGGTCTGGTGCCCTTCGAACTGGCCGGGGTTACCGGGCAGGAAGACACCGAGGAAGCCGCAAGGTCCATCATCAACCGGTTCACCTTGGAGTCCCTGAAAGACGGACGCCGCCGACTCAATGGTTCGGCTTAACAACACCCGGCTGTTCGCCGCCGTCGCGGCTAAAGCCTTGTTTATCCCACCAGAGGGGTGGCGTGCCCACCACTTCCGGGTTCACGGGGTAGCCATGATACGCACACTGCACCGGGTGTCCCGCATCGCTCGGGCGCAAGCCACCAGTGGCATCGTGCGCAGTGTTACCTCTGCGTTCCGAGAACAGATCGACACCGTGCTGGAACGGTTTGCCGCGCGCACACGTGTGAATGTCGTCGTGGTCCCGCGCGGGTCGTCGATGTTCAAGGCCGACATTTTTTTGCCGCAGCACGAAGACATGATTCTGGACATACTGAATCAAGTGCTGGCCGAGACCGGTGACGACGTGACGGCCAAGATCGTGCCCGGTGTCCAGTCCACACTTGCACAGGGCTACTCCAAAACGTCGATTCTGTTGGGCCAGACACCGGACCCGCGCGCCAACATCGGGCTACAGCGCCGGGCGCAAGGGCTGGCTTCTCGCATCACCAACATCAGCCAGACCACCCGGACCCGGTTTCAAACCATTTTGAAAACCGCCGTAAAGGAAGGTTGGAGCGTGCCTGAGACCGCTACAGCCATCCAAGAACGGCTGCCACGGATACAGGCCGCGCGGGCACTCACGATTGCGCGCACCGAGTTGAACAACGCGTGGACCCAAGGCGCGGTGCAAAGCTACCGGGAGTCAAAGACGCTGACACAGGTCTCGGTCATCGGCTGCGAAAGTCGCGAGCAAGACCGATGGGACGAACCCAGTTACCAGCAGTATCTCTACCGGGGCGAGTCCACGTGCAACATCCAAGGCGTGCCCGTTGCGGACATGGACAAGTTGGAGTTCCACATCAACCACACCGGCACCATGGTCCCCAGTGGGTTCGTCGAATGATTGTCACGCCAGAGGAAAGCCGCCGCCGCAGCGAAGTCATGCGTGCGCTCCACGCCAAGCGTAAAGCCGAGCGGGAGTTTATGGCCACCCACGTTGTCCCTGATGCCGTGCCCGCGCCTGACAGCGAGTGGGACAAGCCGCTACCAGAGGACATTGCGCGCGGCAACGCCCGGTGCCGAACCGCCTTGGACGAATACCGGAACTTGACAGCGGCGTCCGGGGTGTCACATATAGCCACAGAATGAAGAAACGCACGTTCTACTTCCAAGGCACAGCGCAACAGATGGGCAGCTTCGGGTGGCTGATCACAGGGCAGGAAGTCATCGTGGACGACGGCCCGTTGGCCGTGGCCATGGAGAACGACACCGCGACTTGGTTTGAGCGTCCCACCGGGTTACAAAGTCCGAGCTTCGACGAAGGTAACGTCGTCAAGACCCCGACCACAGGGTCCACTATTCTTACAACCGACCGGTTAATCCGAAGTAACTTGTCTGTGGGTAACATTCACAACCTGCCCGCCGCCCCGGCTGCAAAGCAGGTTGTTGAAGTCGTGGACATTGCCGGAAACGCTGCCGCGCAGAACGTCACCATAGGCCGGAATGGTAAGCTGATCGACGGTGCGGCTGCGAACGTGGTGATCAACACTAACGGCGGTCGGGCGCGGTTCTTTTACGACGGTGCCAACTGGCGCACGTTCTAAATCTAAATCACAAAACGCAATGAAATCACTGCTTACCATTCTCGTCCTCCTGTGTGCCGTGGCTGCCTCAGCGGCCAGCTTCACCCTGCGCTTCGCGTGGGAACTTGACACCAACGCCGTCCCGGACTTGACCCACAGCCGTCTCTACTGGCGCACCGGTGGCACGTATAACGTGACCAACAGCGTGGCATTCACCAACGTCGCGCAGTCGGTGACCAACTCGGTGTCCGGGTTTGCGCCCAACACAGCGTTCTTTTTCGTCGTCACCTGCACCGACCGCTGGAACCGGGAGAGCGCCCAGTCACAGGAGATCACCACCACGACACCGCTGCCACCTGTGCCGCCACCCCCGGTGCTGTTCCGCTACCTGACAAACACGTTACAGGCGTCCAGCGGCAGCGGGTTCACCAACGTGGTGTCCGTGGCCACCGCCGTGCCTGTGAACGAGAGCAACAAAGTCTTTCGCGGGTTCTTGGTGTGGGGACCAACACTGGACCCCGCAGCCTCGACGCACTACATCGTCACCCCGTGAAGGCCGTGAAAAAGAAGGTCACGCTGTCGGCGAGCGAGCAATACGCCATCGACCTTGAGGCCAAGTCGCTTTCCAAGGTCAACGCAGTGCTGGCGCTGCCAGACAACCGCAAGGGGATGAAGCTCCGGGCACTGGCCGACGCCACCGGCATCGCCATTGGGTATCTCACCGCGTTGTGCCAAAAGCAGACCATTGTGCTTCGCCGTCGCCGGGACGATTCCTCCCTGTGGTGGAACAACTGGGCGGACACCGACCCCGAATATCGCCCCACTTGGTGGGCGGAATGGGCCAAGGCCAACGGAGAGCGGGTCAACCACATGGGCCGAGTCATTGGGCACACAAGGGACAAGTTCGGTAAAAAACCCTCGACACCGGCAGCCAACGTGATAAAGAGAAGTCGTGAAGCTGCGCATTCTGGCCGGAAACCGAGTGGAGCCGTTCGCGATTCGAATAGTGGACGCGCGACGGGCCGTGGTTCCGACCGCACCGGTGCCGCAAATAATCGTTCACCGCTCCGACGAGTTCGCCGGGATTAAACGGTTCGACGCCGCCGTCGAGATCGAAGTCCCCGCCGAAAAGAAAATCGAGATCATCAAGAACGCAGAAGGTGTCGTCACCGATTACCGCAATGTCCATATCCGGGGTTACCTTTCGACGTTCAAGAATACCACGGAGAGTGACCGGCAGGGCGACTATGTGGACTCCGGTGCGTTCAAGGACACCATCGCGCGGTTCATGCTTAACCCGGTGCTGTTGACCGATCACCGAAACAGCGTGGGCAATCTGGCTGGCAATTTCGTGTCCATGAAGGAGGACCGGTCCGGGCTGCTGTTCGACGCCGTGCTCTCCAACGCACCGGGCAACATCGACGTGCGGTTCAAGGTGGCAGAGAAACAACTGCGCACCACGTCCATGGGTGGCATCTTCCACTACAAGGAAGACGGGCGCGGTATTTTCAAAGTCGATCTTTGGGAAGGCAGCCTCACGCCTATCCCGGCCAACCCCGACGCGCGGTTCGCCGTCCGGGCACTGGACGACAGCGACAAACACTTTATTAAGACCGCCCACCTGTGGCCGTCTTATGCTCATTTCCTCGAAGCCGAAGGATTGCTTGGTAAAACCATGCGGAAGTAACCGGGGCA